AGCTCTTTGTGCGTGGGCGGAGGGCACGGAGCCGACGGAGGCAGAGCTCGGCGCGGGCGAGGAAGACCATCGCAAATTCTACTTCGGCCAGACCGACAACCTCTCTCTGGCCGTCACGAACCGCCGGTGTGCCCTCATCTACACCGACACCGAGAACCTCGACGAGGAGGCGGACGCCGCCTATCTCGGCAACGTCGGCCCCTTCTACCCCCAGAGCGTAACGTGGAAGTTCAAGGTACCGCAGGGCATCACCATGCCGGCAATCACCAGCGCCCAGAGGGAGGCCCTCGAGGAGGCAAACGTCAACTTCCTCACGGAGGAGTACAAGAAGCAGTACGTCAAGAATGGCGTCTGCTGCGACGGCGAATTCATCGACAACCAGCTCGGCGCAGACTACATCGCCAGCTACATGAGGGAGGAGCTCTACGCCGTCCTGCTCGAGAATGCGAAGGTGCCCTACACCGACGCAGGCTTCGCGCTGGTGGCCGGAGCCGTCTTCGCAACCCTCAACCGGGCCACCGACCTCGGCATCATCGCCAGAGACCCGGAGAGCGATGCAGGCGTCTTCTCCGTCGTCGTCCCCAAGCGGGCCGATGCCACGGATGAGGAGGCCCGCGCCCGCCAGATGCCGGACATCACTTGGGAGGCCCTTCTCGAGGGCGCTGTCCACCGCGTCAAGGTGGTAGGCACCCTGCGGGCCACCCTCACCGCGTAAGTGAAAGGAGGAACACACTATGCCGGAAGTCAGCACCTACGACCCCAAGAAGGTCACTGTGTCCATCGGAGGCCGGGTAATCACCGGCTTTGCCGCAGACGGCGTCGTAACCCTCACCCACAATGAGGACGCCGTCACGCCCAGCGTGGGGGCCAAGGGCGACGTCGCATACAGCGAGAACGCGAACAACAGCGGCAACGCCGCCCTGCCCCTCATGAGCACTTCCTCGAGCCTCGCGTACCTGCGCGAGATTTGCGCGAAGCGGCGTCCCGTTCGCTTCTCCGTCTCGGACGTCAACGACGCCGACGCCATTCAGGTCAGCGAGGAGAACTGCCGCATCCTCAAGATGCCGGACACCCCCAGAAGCAAAGACCCCACCACCGTCACCGTCAACGTCTACATCCCCGACCTCAACTACCGTTAAGGCGGGGATACGGATGGCAAAGAAAAACTGGCCGGAAAGGCCGAAATCATTATCAGAAAGGGGCTACCGAAAGTATATGGCTCGTCAGAAAAAGGTAACTGTCAATGGAACCGAATTCACCCTGCAGAGCGTTTCCCCGTCGTGGTACTACGAGACTAACGATGAGTGCGGGAACACCGGCAGCGGCAAGCGCAAGAGCGCGGAGTACATGGATAGGATGTTCAAAAACTGCGTCATCGCGCCCGCCGAGGTGAGAAACGAAGGCATGGCCTACTTCGATGAGAAGGATGACCTCAAGACCCCGGAGGGGCTCATCAAGGCCATCGAGAACTTTCTTCGAGAGTGAGGCCAGCATAGCCGCAGCGCAGCGGCGGGCCCGGCGGAACAAGGAATTCTGGTGCATGGTGTTCGCCGGCAGCGGCATCACCTTGATGCGCATGGGTACGGCAGGCACGCCGACGTTGGAAGAATATCTCGCGGGGCTGCTGCGTGAAAA